AGCTTTCCTACGCCCATTCCAAACTAACGAGTTAGCTCGTGTTGGTGATGCAGAAAAGACACAAATCTTGGCTGAGTTCACATTGGAAGTTCGTAACGAAGCTGCACATGGCGGTGTTTTCGATCTGTCATAAGTAATGTAGAATAAGGGGATTGGGAAACTGATCCCCTTTTCTAGGAGAATGTATGTCTGATCTCGGTAAACGAGGCAATCTCGGTGTAGTAGATGGAGTCATCCGTACTGCGTTTGCAGATGGCGAAGGTGGAATAGTTATTAAGTCGGAAGTAGATTTAACTGATTTTACGGAACATACCAAGGAACAATTCAATGCTAGAAGTTCTAAAACTGGCTGGGGTGATAACATATATGACCCTAAAAATAAAATTGCTTCATTGCCTGCTGAGATTATTAACACCCTCAACAGAGAAGGCATAATGCGTGGCTACCACATACTAGACCAAAAGGCTTTAGTAAAGTGGTTAAACAACCCTGACAACAAAGTATTTCGTACTAGGGGTGGCACAGTATGAGGATAGGAATCTGCGTTCCAGCAAGAGGGCAAGTAGAAATATCCACATCGTTTGACTTATCAGCATTAGTTAATTACACAGCAAAACAGACGAAACACGATATTAATCTGTACACATCTACAGGCACATTAATATTTGATCAGCGTAATGCGTTAGTAGACTCTGTTATCAATGAGCGTTGCGATTACCTAATGTTTATAGATGCTGATATGCGCTTTCCAAAAGATGCGCTTGTTCGGCTTTTAAAGCATAATAAAGACATTGTTGGCGTAAACGCTACTACTCGTTCAGAGCCAGTAAAGCCTACTGCCAAAAACATTAACTATGAGGAAGATGGTTCTGTATCGTGGCTGCCTGTTTATTCCAATGTTAAAAAAGGAATAGAGAAGGTAGATGCCATAGGGTGCGGTGTCATTCTCATTAAAAACTCAGCATTTAAGAAACTAGAAAAGCCTTACTTCTACTTTGAGCAATTGCCCAATGGGAAGTTATTAGGCGAAGATGTTTACTTTTGCATTAAAGCGAAAGATGCAGGAATAGATACTTATGTGGATCACGATCTCTCAATGGAGATAGGCCATATAGGTAATTACACATACGGCTGGCATAATATTGAGGTGTCCTAATGGGCTTTGCAACATACACAGAATTAAAGACTTCTATAGCAAGCTATCTAGGTCGATCAGATTTGACTGCGGTCATACCTGATTTTATTACCTTTGCAGAGATTCGCCTGGCAAGAGAGATCCGTACTCGCCAAACTCTTAAAGTTGCTACAGCAACAATGACAGCAGCAGATTCTACTGTTGGCTTGCCTACAGACTTCTTAGAGATGCGAGATATATTTACCCAAGGTAATCCAAGAAACACTATTAGCTATTTATCGCCTTCCTTGTTCTCTCGTAATGCTAGAGCTGGGGAGTCTGGTCTGCCTGTTTACTACACAATCATTGGCGAGGAGATCCAGTTTGCTCCAACTCCAGACTCAGCCTATGTTGTAGAGATGCTTTATTACTACAAACCAACGCCATTATCTACAAGTGTAGCTACAAATGCTTATCTAGCTAACTTCCCAGATGCCTTGCTTTACGCATCCTTGGCAGAGGCAGAGCCTTATCTTATGAACGATGCCAGAGTACAAACTTGGGCTACCTTATACGATAGAGCTACTTCTGATATTAACGGATCAGACGAAAGCTCAGAGTACGCTGGAGTACCACTAACAATGCAATTAACTTCACGATAGGATTACCATGTCTGCAATCTCAAACTACCTAGAGAACGCATTAATTAACGCTACTCTACGCAATACTACTTTTACATCCCCAGCAACAGTTTATGCTGCGCTATTTACTTCCGATCCTACTGAGGCTGGTACTGGCACAGAATGTACTGGTAGTGGCTATGCTCGCAAGGCCATCACCTTTGCTGCTCCTTCTAACGGAGTAACAACTAACTCTGCTGCTGCTGTTGAGTTTGACCAGGCTACAGGATCATGGGGAACAATTACCCATTTTGCTATATTTGATGCCTTAACAACTGGCAATATGTTGTACTATGGTGCGCTAACTACATCTAAGACCATTGCAAGTGGAGATGTATTTAAGTTCGCTACATCTAGCGTATCAGTAACTTTGGCTTAATATGTCTACGATAGTTACCAGAAGTGTTAAGGGATCTCCTCTTACTCATAACGAGGTAGATGCTAACTTTACTAATCTAAACACAGACAAAGTACAGTCTGGTGATACTGTTGCTGCGCTAACAGTTACTTCTGCAACAGTTACAGATTTAGCTGTTACAGGAATTACTAGCTTTGATGGCGCACAAGGAACAATAGGACAAGTATTAACCTCTGCTGGCACAGGCGCTACACCTACTTGGACAACGCCTTCTGCTGGTGGAAGTGGAACAGTAACTTCTGTAGCGGCAACTGTACCTAGCGTTTTAAGCATTACAGGAAGTCCAATTACTACTAGCGGTACTTTAGCAATAGGTTACTCAGGAACAGCTTTGCCTATAGCTAATGGTGGTACAGGGGCTACAACTGTTGCTGAAGCATTTTCAGATTTAACTCCATTAACTTTAACTACTGCTAGTGCTTCTGCTTTAGTATTAACTAATACAAGTGGTTATCAACAACAGATTATTGGTTCTGCAAATCAAACTATTACTTTGCCTAGTACGGCAACTTTAGCTGTTGGTTGGAGTTTTTTAATTACCAATGGAACAGGGGGATATACAGTAACAGTAAATACTTCAACTGGTGCTAACGTCTATGCAAATTCAAACATTGGTTCATACAGAGTTTGGTGTATTTCAACTGCAAATAACAATGCCGCCTCTTGGAGTTTTGGTGCTGATTTATTCTCATCTGAAACAGGCACAGGTAGCGTAGTAAGGGCATTAAGTCCAACATTTAGTAGCATAGCGGCAACTGGAAATTTAAATCTTGGTGGTTCAGCAGGACAATCAGCCCTTTTTGCAACAAACCAAACAACTGCTAATACTATTATTTGTACAGCCCAAACATCAGGGCAATTAACTATTGGTAATACAGGCGGAACTGGTACACAAACTATTGGTTGTTCAACAGTAAGCCAAACAACTAATATTCAAGCTGGAGCAACTGCATCAGGCTCTACCAAAGCAATGAATATTGGTACTGGTGGTCTTGCTGGTTCTACTACTAACATTGCTATTGGTTCAACTGCTGGTACATCAACAACTACATTAAATGGTGCATTATCATTACAAAATGCTTTGCCTGTACTTCAAGGTGGTACTGGCGTAACTACTTCTACTGGTACTGGTGCTAATGTTCAAGCATCACTACCTAGTTTTTTAACTACTATTGGTGTTGGTGGAGCTACAGCTTCCGCTTCGGGTTCTGGCATTAGTTTTCCAGCTACTCAATCTGCTTCTACTGATGCCAATACATTAGATGATTATGAAGAAGGTAGTTTTACTGCTACTGTTGGTGCTGGTGGTATTACAAGTCAGTCTTGTAGATATACAAAGATTGGAAGGGCGGTATCTATTACAGGAACAATAATTTATAGTGGTGCAACTGTTGACCCAAGTTTTGGTGGATTGCCTTTTACATCAGCAAATACGCATGATGTAGGAATAGCCGTTTACGCTCAAAATATGGAAGTTTCTACTGGTGGCCCAATTATAGGAATTATTATACAAAACACAGCATCAACGGCTTTTTATTCTTGGGTAAACAACTCTCTTGGAAACGCATATCAAAGTTCTGGAACATTATCGTTTAGTTGCACATATTTTGTTTAAGGATTAAAAATGGCACTTACAGAAAATACAAGTATTGACCAAATTGAAATAGTAGGTGATTGGAACATTCAAGTCCGTCAAGCTACTATTATTGAACGAGATGGTGAATTTGTATCAAGAACATTCCATCGTTGGGTATTAACTCCTGACATGGATATTAGTGGTCAAGAACAAAAAGTTCAAGATATTTGCAATGTCGCATGGACTGATGAAGTTAAAGCCGCATACGAAGCATTTAAAGTTGCACAATCTGCCAAATTAAATAGATAAGACATGGCATACGCAGATCAATATGTTGTATATGACTATTGGGTAACTGGTTATGCAGTAGGAGATGTAACGGCTACAGAAGGTGCTGGATCTATTGATGGAATAGGAACAGTTAATGGCAGTCCTATTGCAGTCTTTTCTGGAGCTGGCTCGATCAACGGAGTTGGTTCTACATCTTCTGATGGAATAAGAATACAAAATGGCGTAGTTTCTATTAATGGAGTTGGAACAGTAGACGCTGTAGCCATTAGGCTATTAAGTGGCGAAGGATCTGTAATTGGTGTTGGAACGATTACAGGATTAGGCAATATTGTTGTTGCTGGTAATGGATCATTAGTTTGTATTGGTACAGTTGATGCAAACGGCAACATAGTATTTTCTGCAAACTGCTCAATTACAGGCATAGCATCTATAATTGCTATTGGATACAGAATCGGAGAGGAATGGAGCAATTCTTCTGTCGGTTCTAATACATGGACAGCAGCATCCATTACAGACAATACTTGGACAAATAAAACAGTAGATAGTAATACTTGGACAGCATCAAATGTTACAAGTAACAATTGGACTAATAAATCAACGGGAAGTAATACATGGCTACCTCAATAGTAGAATTTGGCGAATGGTTACCAGACCAAGCTGGAATAACTGGTTCTATACAGGATGCCTATAATGTTGTTCCCCAGGCAATAGGTTATGGCCCATTCCCAGAAATAGTAGATTTATCAGGCGCAGCAGATACAAGTCTTAATAATGTATTTGTTACTAAATATGCAGGAACAACAACTTTATTTACTGGTAGTTTTACTAAACTATATAAATATAATTCTTCTACATTAGCCTTGGATAATGTATCTAAATCAGGAAACTATACAGGCACAAATCGCTGGATGTTTACTCAGTTTGGGCCATCTCTTATTGCTGCTAACGGAATAGCCAAGCTCCAAGTATGGAATTTAGGTAGCTCATCATTATTTGCTGATCTAGCTGCTGCTGCTCCTACTGCTAAATTTGTAACTACAGTTAGAGATTTTGTTGTTGCTGCTAATGTGGCTGGATATGAAAACAAAGTCTATTGGTCTGATATTAACGATGAGGCAGATTGGACTGCTAGTGCTACAAGCCAGGCAGATGACCAAGTAATTCCTGATGGTGGCGATATTCGTGGCATTACAGGCGGTGAGTATGGTCTTGTATTGTTAGAGCGAGCTATTTCTAGAATGTCTTATGTAGGTGCGCCACTATTTTTTCAGTTTGACACTATTGCTAAAAATATTGGGTGCTATGAGTCTAACTCTATAGCCCAGTTTGGAAACCTTACATTTTTCCTATCAGACGATGGTTTTTATATGTGCGATGGGCAAACAGTTACACCTATTGGCGCAGAAAAAGTAGATCGTTATTTCTTTAATTTTGTAGATCAATCTAAATTAAACGAGATGAGTTCTACTATTGATGTATTCCGTAAATTAGTTATTTGGCAATATACAGACATCTTTGCCCAAAAACGCTTAATGATCTATAACTTTCAGACTAAAAAATGGTCTACAGCAGAAACTACTTCTAGTTATTTAGGTAGTGCAGCACAGGCTGGCGTAACATTAGAAGGTTTAGATACCTTTGGAACAATGGATAGTATAGAAACTTCTTTTGACAGTCGTTTATGGGCTGGGGGTAAGTTTGTTTTAGCTGGCGTAAAAGATACCAAAATTGTTACTTTTACTGGAGCTAATAAGTCTGGCTACATTACTACAGGCGATCTAGGAAACGGCAATCAGTCAATCATTATGTTAGCCAAGCCAAAGATAGATAATGGCTCTGCAAGCGTTTCTGTAGCCTCTAGAGCGTTATTAAGCGAAGTCCCTAGCTTTGGTACTGCCGTAGCAGCAGACAGCGAGAATAGGGCATCCCTGCGCTCTGGTGGCAAATACCATAGAGTAAGGGTTTCCCCTACAGGGGCTAACTGGAAAACGGCTGCTGGTGTAGAGATTGAGTTAGTGCAACAGGGCGGTAGATAATGTTCCGTAGACTTCCCCCTACTGGTGGCGATCAACGAGCCGTAGCTGAGATCGTAAACGGCATGATGGATGGTAAGACCAACAATACTGGCACTATTACATTAGCCACAGGAAACGCAACAACTACCACTATTAACGATCCTAGAATAAGTAGAGATTCTATGATCTTGCTAGTACCTAAGTCGGCTGCTGCTTTTAATGATACTGCACCTTATGGAGCATTTCAAAGCCTAGTAGATCAAACCATTGCAAGCACTACTACTGCTTATGCAATGACTCTAGATACTACAGACTATACCAATGGAGTATATCTTTCTAATAGTTCTAGGATGAATGTTAGAAATGCTGGAATCTACAATTTGCAATGGTCTGGACAGTTTGAAAATACAGACTCTCAAGACCATGATGTTTATGTTTGGCTAAGAAAAAATGGTACAAATTTAACTGCATCAACGGGACTTATTTCAGTTCCCAGTAAGCATGGCTCAATTAATGGTCATACTATTGGTGGGTGGAACTTCTTTATAGAGTTAGCTGCAAATGATTACATAGAACTATATTGGTCGGCAGATAGCACAGCAGTTTCTCTACAATTTTATGCAGCAGGAGCAAGCCCTACAAAGCCATCAACTGCATCTCTTATTGCAACTATGCAGTATGTAGCCCCTAATGCTATGGATAATATTTATGTCAGCGCACAGACAAATGGCAGCGCAACACTTACCCATTTTGCCAATTCAACGGCTGATAAAACTTATGGATATGTAATAGTTGGATAATTACCACTTTTCTACCAATTGTAGGTAAAATTATGGTATGCAAAAATTCTATGTAAAACCAGAGGATTTGAGGCTGTACTGGGATTATGTTAGAAAAGGTTTATTAAAGATTTTAAGTAAGACTCCTGAGGGGTGGATTCCTGAGGATGTATATGTAGAATGTTTCAATAACAAAGCTCTTTTATGGGCTTTCTCGCAGGACAACCGATTAGTAGGCTTTTCGGTTCTGCAACCCCAAGGCGATAATCTACATATATGGTGTGCTTATTTTGAGCATAACCTTGATCCTTGTTGGCAAGCTCTATTAGAGATCGCCAAGGCTGGTGGAGCAAGCACAGTAACTTTTGACTCTCATCGTAAAGGGTGGGATGTGATAGCAAGAAAATATGGGTTTAGACCTAGAAAATGGATAAAGGATATTTAATATGAGTGGCATAGCAAGCAGCATATTTGGCGGTGGTCAGCAAGTACAAGATAGAACTATGACTACTACAAATCAAATTGATCCAATGCTCAAGCCTTATGTAGAGTATGGTCTAGGAGAGTCTAAACGCCTATACGAAACACAAGGCCCATCCTATTTCCCAGGTCAGACTTATGTTAGCCCTACATCAACTACTTTATCTGCATTACAAGCTGGTGAGCAAAGAGCTACTGCTGGAAGTCCATTACTAAGAGCAGCGCAAGCTGAGAACCTGGCTAATGTACAGGGTCAATACTTAGGTGGAAATCCTTTTTTTCAAGGTGCATTTAACCCTGCTGCCAAGGCTGCTCAACAATCCTATTACGATGCTATCCAAAATGTAACATCTAAGGCTGCTAGTGCTGGTCGCTATGGCTCTGGTGCTTATGGTCAATTAACAGATCGTGCTGGTGGTACTTTTGCTAATGCACTTACTGATGTTGCTGGCAAACTAGCTTATCAGAATTATGCAGACGAAAGAGGTAGACAGGCTGCTGCTACGGCTGCTGCGCCTGGCATGGCAGAGGCAGACTATGGAGATATTCAGCGTTTACTAGCAATCGGACAAGGCAGAGAAGGTTATGCTCAGACTGCATTGCAAGACCAAATCAATCGTTATAACTACGAGCAAAATCTTCCACAAGCTAAACTTCAATCATTCTTAAGTGGCGTATATGGCGCACCTAGTGGCGGTGTATCTACATCTACTCAACCTATCTACTCTAACCCAGGACAACAGGCTCTAGGAAACTTACTAGGTATTGCTGGTACAAGTGCAAGCCTTTACAACGCATTTGGAAAAGCATAATGAATTTTAATTTCCTAGATGATCTTTTTGGTGGGATCGGCAATAGTTTAGCTGATACTGATAAGTTTATGAAGCGTGAGATGCCATTTGATTCTGGATGGGGTGCGCCTGCTGCATTAGTAGCTGCATACTTTGGTGGCCCTGCTGCCTTAAACGCATTAGGAGAGGCTGGAGCTGGGGCTGGAGCTGCTGAAGGAACTGCTGTTGGTGCTGAAGGATCTATCGGTTCTGGTGGAATGAATAGTCTTTTATCTAACCTTGGTTTGGGTGGTAATGGCGCTGCAATGGCTGGTCAAGAGGCTTTTCAATTACCAATGTCTGCTTATACTCCAGAATATCTTAATAGCCTTGCACAATACCAAGGTGTAGATGCTGGTAATGCAAGTTACTTAGATAGATTGCTTGGCAATACAGAGCAAGGTTTATATAAGCAAGAAGGACTAGCTCAAAAAGCATCTGGGCAAACATTAACAGATATGTTAAAGAAACAAGCTCAACAAAAAGCAATTAGCCAATTAGGACAAAGTGGTTCTAAGATGCAAGAACAAAGCCAACAAGCAGAACAAAACAGAATGGCTCAACAGCAAGCAATGATGCGTAGAGGACAAGCAGTAGATACAACTACTGCACTATTATCTTTATTGCAAGACAGACAGCAATCAAGACAACCTAGAATATCTTTAATCTGAGGCAAACATGGCAATTATTCCATCCTATTATGAAGGCTTACTATCAGAAGATGATATGTCATCTCTGCGTAACCAAGCACTTGCATCTGGATTATTAAGCGCAGGCGCAGCATTTTCTAGAGCTGGCGCACCATCTCTTATGCCACAAGGCGGTGGATTTGGTGAGGCACTACAAGGATTTCAAGGTGGCTATCAAGGTCAAATAGACTCTGCATTGCAGAACATGATTAAAGCTACGCAAGTGCAAGAGTTAGTACGCAAGCAAAAACAAGCACAACAATTACAAACACTTCTTGCTAGTGCATATACTCCAGGAAAGCAAACTGCCATTCCATCAGAAGTAGGCCCTGCTGTAGTAGAAACTCCAGGTGGTTTTGATGTTGAAAAGATTGCTCCACAATTAGCAATGTCTGGAAATGCTGCAATGATAGAGCCATTAAGGACTGCAATTACTGGTCAAGCAGCAAAATTATCAGATCAACAACAACAATATGCACAAAGTACATACGGAACAACTAATTATGCTAGATTGCCAAAAGCAGCTCAATTAGATGTATTAGCATTTGGTCAAATTGGTAAACCTGGAGATGCTCTTAAAAACTTAATAGATGCAACTAAACTTGTTTATGAAACTGGTACTGGTGGAAATGTTTTAGCGCAAGCAGAAGCACAATATAAACTTGCTACAGGAAAAATGCCACCAACAAGTCAGCAAATTATGTCTTTAGGTGGTGCTGCTGAATCGTTAAATAGACAAGTAACAGAAAAAAATCCAATTCCTGATGCTCAAGGATTTTCAGCAGCAGATATACCAAAAACAGAAAGAAAAACTGTTCCAATAATTGCAAGTCCATCTTTACCTTTAAAAGATAGACAAGCATTTATGATAGATCAGCCAGGCGCACAAGCAACAACTACAAGTATTGCAATAAATATGCGTGATATTAATGAAACTGTAGATAGACTTTTACAAAATCAAGCTGGAATAAAATCTGCAACTGGTTTTGGTGGAGAACTTCAGTCAAGAGTTGGTGGTACTACTGCTGCAAATGCTAAAGCAGACTTAGATAGAGTTAAATCTTCTATTTCTTTGGCTGCAATTGCAAAAATGAGAGCAGAATCAAAAACTGGTGGAGCAGTAGGTTCTATGACTGAAAAAGAATGGCCTCGTTTTGAGTCTATTTATGGCTCTTTAGACCAAGCGCAAACATCAGATCAAATTATTAAAAACCTAAGAGAGTTAAAAGGTTTAACCACAGAAACACAAGAAAGTGTCATTAAAAAATATGACTCTATTTATGGTGGTGGACAAGATATTAGAAAAACAATATCTGCCCCAAGAAAAATAGATATAACTGGTATTCCAAGTGGTGCAATTCAAAAACTACAAAGCAATCCTAGCCCACAAATGATAAGATTTTTTGATCAAAAATTTGGTAATGGTGCTGCTGCTTCAGCATTACAAGGACAATAATAATGGCTAATCCATTTGATGAATTTGACATAAAACAACAAGCAAATCCATTTGAAGAACAGCCACTTACTGCTGGTCGTGTTGGAGAGTTATTAACTCGTGGAGCTGCTCCTGCTGTTACTGGTGCTTTGGCTGGTGGTGCTGTAGCTGGTGCGCCTGGTGCTTTAGTTGGATCAATGGCGCTACCTATTGGAGATGTTCTTAATACGCTTATTAATTTAGCCTCTAGTGGAGTTAAAGAAATTACTGGTGCTGATTTAGGTAGATTAGCTATGCCAAGCCAAGTAGCATCGGAGTATATGGCTAAGGCTGGTTATGCAGAGCCAACAAGCACTACAGAGCGTGTAATAGAGGCTGGTGGTTCTGGCATTGGTGGTGCTGGAGCGCAATTGCCATCTTTAGCTAGACTAGCAAAAGAAGGCGCATCCGTTGTAACTAGAAATGTTGCAGAGCAAATGGGCAAAGCTCCTATTACGCAAGCCGTTATTGCTGCCCCACAACAAATGACAGCACAAGCCGTTACTGAGGCTACAGGAAGTCCTTTAGCTGGATTAATTGCTGCTATGGGTATGGGCGCACCATTTGGTGTAAAAAGCAGGCAAGGAGAAGTTGCTCCTACTGCAAAAGAATTAAGAGCATCAGCCTCAGATGCTTATGCAAGATCCGCTAAAGCTGGTGCAGTAATTAAGCCAGAAAGCCTACAAAACGCAGGTCAATCAATTGTTAAAAGCGTTTCTGATCGTATTGCTATTGATCCACAAGAAGATACTGGAGCAATGGCAGTACAGCGTAGATTACAACAAAGTTTTGAAACTCCACAAACATTAGAGCAATTAGATTTAACTCGTCAATTTATTAGAGATGCACAAGGCTCTGGTGGCAGAAGTGGAAAGTATGCAAAAGAAGCGTTAAAAGAGTTTGACACTTACATCAATAATCTTGGTGCAAACGATATTTTAAAAGGTGATTCTAAAACTGCTATTTCAGCACTTAAAGAAGCTCGTGATTTATGGACAAGAAATAATAAAACACAAGCACTAGAAGATATTTTACAAAGCGCAGAACTAAGAGCAACTGCAAATTATTCACAATCAGGACTAGAAACTGCTTTGCGTAGAAAATTAGTAAATCTTGCAGACTCAGAAGATTTAAAGTTTTTTACTAAGACCGAACAAGACGCAATTATTGCTGCTGCAAAAGGTGGTAAATTACAAAACTTTTTAAGATGGGCTGGTAAGTATGCAGGAACAAGTCCATTACAAACTGGTGTTGGCTCTGGTATGGGTGCTGGAGTTGGAGCATTACTAGGTGGCCCTGTTGGTGCTGCTATTGGTGGCGCAACTGTTCCTGCTGTTGGTGGTTTAGCTAGAGCTGGTGCAACACAACTTGGTATGGATCAAATTCGCCAATTGCAAGAAATGATGGCTTTAGGTAGGATGCCTGAGGTAATTAGAAGTAGATTTGGGGCAGTCCCAGCAACTACCACTCGTGGATTATTAACAAATCCAATTCCTGCTGATCAAGAAGAACAACCTTTTTAACGAGATAAAAAATGGCAAAGACAAAGATTTCAGAATTTGATAGCACTCCAGCTAACAATACCGACATAGACAGTATTAACATTGCAGAAGGCTGCGCTCCATCTGGCATTAACAATGCTATTCGTGAGTTAATGAGCCAACTAAAAGACCAACAAACAGGGGCATCAGGCGATAACTTTACTGTAGGTGGAAACTTAGCAGTAACAGGATCTACTACATTTACTGGTGCTGTAGTAATGTCTAGTGCAAGCGCATCTAGTGGTGTAACTGGAAATGTAACAGGCAATGTAACAGGTAATGTAACGGGTAATTTACTTTCAGTAACAAATACAATTACTTCTGGTAGTTTTATTGTTGGAAATACTTATACAATTGCAACACTTGGAACAACTGACTTTACGCTAATTGGTGCATCTGCTAATACTGTTGGAGTTGAGTTTACAGCTACTGGTGTTGGTACAGGAACTGGTACTGCAACAACAGTAACTGGTCGTGCTGCAAGTTTATCTTCCGTATTGCCAGTTACTAAAGGTGGTACTGGAAATTCATCAGCAACTCCAAATGCAGTATTTATTGGTGGTACTACAAGTACAAGTGCAATTTTAGCAGTTAAACCAGGAACATTAACTAATGTATTAACATCAACTGCTGGATCAACAGTTACTGCTGGTAGTTTTGTAGTTGGTGTTCAATATTCAATTCTTACAGTTGGATCAACTGATTTTACATTGATTGGCGCATCTGCTAATACTATTGGTATTGTTTTTACTGCAACTGGAGTAGGATCTGGAACTGGTACTGCTCAAATAACTACATGGACTTCTGCTACTGGGGCTTATGCCTTAACTAGCGGTACTACACAAGCATCTACATCAGGAACAAATATTGACTTTACTAGCATCCCTAGTTGGGTAAAGCGTATTACTGTAATGTTAAATGGTGTTTCTACAAATGGAAGTTCAATTTTACAAGTTCAATTAGGAACATCTAGTGGAGTTACTACATCAGGTTACACATCCTATGCTTGGACTGCTTCAGCTTCATATCAATCTAGCACAACAGGTTTAATGTTTGGTAGTAATGCAGCATCATCAGTTAGATATTCAATAATGACTATTTGTGCTATGGGTTCTAATCTTTGGATAGAATCAAATACAGGCGCAGAAAGCGGTGGTGGTTCAAGTGGTGGTGGTAGTGTAACTCTTGGTGGCACATTAGACAGAGTTCGCATTACTACAGTAGGTGGCGATACATTTGATGCTGGCTCAATTAACATTCTTTACGAGTAAATCATGGCTGAAATCGATTTATTTAAGTATGGACAACTTGTGGCTCAAGTAGATGCTATGGAGAAGAAGATAGACAAGCTAGAGGAAGGCATGAGTGAGTTATTAGCCCTCGCCAATAAAGGGAAGGGTGGGTTCTGGATGGGCATCGCTGTTGTATCAGCCTTTTCTACATTTATTGGTTTTATAAGCCACTACTTTACAGGCAAGTGATGTGTCAGATCCATTCGGAATTACAGATGGAGTTAAATCCGTTACAAGCAGTATTAATGAGTCAGTAAAGGCTAGTCAAGAACTTAGCAAAGCTATTGATGGCGTTTTAGAAGTAGCAGATAAAGCAGCAAAAGAAAGAGCAGATTCTAGAAAAAAAGCTAGGCAAGTAAACCCTAACACTACAACAATTATTGAAGCTGTAGATGAATTTCAGCAACTTTTAATAGCAAGACAATCAGAATCAAAGATCCAAGATCAGATCACTAAGAAATACGGCAGTCATGCTTGGGATGAGATACAAGGTATTAAAGCTAGAAAGCAATGGGAAGATAAGCAAGATAGGTATTTAGAGCAGCATGATAGACGAGTAATGAAAAGCGTTATGCTGTTGTGCTACATATTTTCTGCATGGATAGCTTACGAATGTACATGGGGTAGATGGAAATGAAAGATGATTTTGATTTATTTATGTGGGCTTGGGTGGTTTTAACATCTTGGATGGCCTTTGGTATTTACTTATATTTGGGTTAATATGGCAGATGAAAATCAAAAAGGGGCATTTATTGAGAAGTTGCTATTTGCACTTCTTCCCTTACTTATTGGTTGCACAGGGTACTTAATTTCTGCTCTTGGTGCATTGCAACATGATGTAACCATTCTAAACAGTAAAGTTAGTTTAGTAGTTACAAGCGATAACAAACAGGCATCAAATACTGGCGCTGAATTAGCTAGAGAAAAACTACGCCAAGATTTAGGGATTGAAATTCAAAAGAATCGTGATTCAATTGCTGAGAATAGATTGCATATTGCAATCATGGAAGAAAAACTGGGTGTTGTTAAAAAAATCCAGCCTTTAAGAATGGGTGAAAAATAATGTTTACTTTGCTTACTACTTTAGTTTCTTTCTTAGCTGGCGGTCTGCCAAAACTAATGGACTATTTTCAAGATAAGTCTGATAAGGCGCATGAACTAGAATTAGTTAAGATGCAAACTGAGCGTGAGATGGAGATGCTTAAGGAAGGCTATATAGCCCAGGCTAAGGTAGAGGAAATCCGTACTGAGCAGATTGCTATCCAAACTGCTGAGAAAGAGCGTGAGTCGCTTTATGCCCACGATATAGCTATCGGTCAAGGCGCAAGTCAATGGGTAATTAATGCCAGAGCATTTACTCGTTCATTCATTACTTATGGCTTATTCTTTTTGTTTGCTTTTGTAGAGATATTTGGTTTTTACTATGCCGTTAAAACTGGCGTAGATTTCAGCATTGCCCTTGATATGTTATGGGATAACGAAACACAAATCATTTGGGCGAGCGTTGTTTCTTTTTGGTTCGGATCGCAGGCCTTTAAAGCTAAATGAGTTTAGATCAGCGTGTCATTGACATGATTAAACACCATGAGGGTGTAAAAGTTAGACCATATCAATGCCCAGCATTAATCTGGACTATTGGCGTAGGCCATGTAATCGACCAATCACACATTAGAGTTCCATTGGCAGAGCGTAAAGTCTTGCCTATTCCTGATGGCTGGGATCGCACTCTATCAATGGGGGAAGTAGATGAAATACTTGCTAAAGATTTACAGTCATTTGAAAGCGGAGTTAGACGATTATGTCCTAATGGGATTACTCCTGGTAGGTTTGGCGCACTTGTTTCTTTCGCCTTCAATGTTGGACTCGGTAATCTCCAAAATTCTACCCTTCGCATGAAACACAATCGAGGCGAGTTTGAGTCTGCTGCCGAGGAGTTTCTAAAGTGGAATAAGGCTGGTGGTAAAGAATTAAAAGGCCTTACAAACAGGCGCAAAGACGAAAGAGCTTTATACTTATCTTAAAATGGGTCTGTTAAATTAACATACTTAAACCAACTGACAGGGACATCAAAAAAGAACTCCCCACTAGGGACTTCCCTATTATTGACCTTTATCAATGGACACTTTTTCACCAACTCAGCTTTCAGCCAGTACGCATGACTTAAGTCGTGAGTTAGTGCAAAAAATAGAACAGGGCGATCTTGTAGAAACAATTTTGCTTTACGATGCGCTATATGAATGGTGGTATGGTGGCAAAAGCTCCAGCCCCGTACTTCAACTTCAACAAAGCCAACTGGATTTCCTGCTCTGTAGGCGATTAAATCTACTCCATACACATTAGGGTTTTCCCTGCACTCTAATCCCCATTTCATTTGCATCCATTCGGATACAACTTTCCTAGCTGGTGGATCGTACTTATCGTGCAATGCTTGGTCAAAGCGTTTGCCAGCGTAATCGGTAGGGCGCTGGCTCTCCTTCGTGAAGGTTAATGCCGATCTCATCTGTTAATTAAAATGGTACTTCGTCATCCTCGATTGTATTCTTTGGCAGCTCATCTCCACCACTAGGCTTAAAGTTATCCTTTGGCGGTTTTTCCTTGCCGACTGATCCAGAAAAGAACTTACCATTCTTGCCATCTTTTAACCAGGCGTTAAGGTAATGCTCTTTGCCGTTAATCATTATTGATCCAGCATAATCAGGATGTGTTTCTTTTTCCTTACGATTATTCTTGAATAGGCTAAAGTTGCCATCTTTCATTTCATAGGCCATTTTTTCTCGCTTTCAATTTAGTTAATGTATCTTCGACCTCGCTTAAGAACTTCTCTACTTCTACTTCCATTGCCTTGATATACTCCTCATCCCTCTCAAGGCGCACTACAAACAGTTGCAAGTCATCTGGTAGCCTAGGGTCAAATGATACGAAATCGCACCACCTAGACCCTGTTACAGCCATCTGGCATTGCATCTGAGGGATATACTTTGCTGGCGGTTTGCCATCCATCAAATAATCTATATGGGTACTACTATTGGGACACTTAATCTCAATCAGACCATTCCCCACAAGTCCATCTGGGCTACATCCAAACCACTTAATTGTAGGATGATCCATAAAAGCTACTTGTTCTACAAAGTTGCCTTTTGCAACCTCATACGCTACCCTAGCCATTGGCTCAGTTTGTGTACCCCATTCCATTGCAGCATTGGTAAAAGACTCGCTTGGCAACCCTATAAGCCTTTGGACTACCAATTCCGTACGATATTTGGTACGACTCGCAGACTCCCCAGACTTCCCTTTACTTAGCACATCTGCCATACGACTAGCAGTAACCTTGCCCAGCCTAAGTTGATGCCAAGCATCCGTACCCTGCTCTACGGCTATTCTGTCATCCGTTGTGAAAGTGGTCATAGTTTGGCCTCTGCTAAGAATTTAAGATGCTCTGCCAATGTTGCTACCTCGTTTGCAGCTTGAGCAGCTCGTTCATGGTTATTTTTTGTTTCATGGTTATAGTAGCTTTTAAGAACTTGGTTAATCTCTATGTAAACTTCTGAATAATCTGTCATATTTTTTTGCTATTCGTAGTTAGTTTTTGTGCCTTTGCCTGGTCGCATCGGTTCTTTTTCTGCATTAATTCCATGTAATCTTTTGTGCAATCATCGCAAATATTGACTACTTCTTGGGCATGATCTCTTAGGTACAGCCAAGCCTTGTAATCCCTTCTTGATGGGTAGCATAAAGGATACCATTCACTCGTCATCGTGCATTGGCTTTTGGTCTGGCTGAACAATAAAATCAATATCTTCTAATTCGTTCATCTCCCATTTGCGAGAAAACTCAGCAGATAAGGCATCTATCGCAGCGTTCCATCCAAGCATAAAATACTCTTGTGGATGATATACAGGCTCAGATAACTTATTAAAAGCCTCAAGGCACTTTTTATTAATCACTTTCGTTTTCTCCATTGATAAACGGCTGCATCATTAGGCGTTAGCTTTTTGGGCTGATCGTCTAAAGTACGAGCAAATTCTGCTTTAAAATCTGCCCACTTTTTCTTGTAGAACTCTTGCTCACTAGCTGGCACATAGCCATGCTGCTTTCTCCAGCGTATCTCTATATCTGTAGAGCTTGGGGTATAAATAAAGTTATTTTCCATATTTTCTATCTGCCTCTCGTTTTAAACAAACTCCACATTTCCATCTGCTTACTTTGTTAATCTTCACCAACTTAAAATCACTAGCTGGTCGTAGAACTTGACAACTAACACACCACTTTCTGTCCATCCCAGCCTTCCTTTAAATAACCGAATTCTGACGCATCGCATACGGCTCTCGTATCTAAACATACATCGCATTTGTCCACCCATATTCTGTATTGGTGATCCTTTGGTTTATGGACTCCCCAGGTGCTACCACAAGGGGAGCAAACATTATCAGGCTGCTCCTGCGCTAATCTCATTAAATTGGGCTTTCATGTCGTTGTATGCGTTAGTGATAGCATCTAAAAACTTAGCGTTTCCCTTGTATTTCTTGTAAGATTGAGCAAAGGCCACCTTGAGTTCGGCAGGGCTTTGGCTTGCCTGTATTCCCTTAATATGCTTGCTCAACTCCCCAGACTCGTCTACACCTTCGCTAGAATCTAGCGCATCGTGTTCTACAATTTCCATTGCAGTAACCCATAAGTATCTGCGCTGATAAGTTTCTACTGCGCCAATATTCTGCACTTCATGGCAGCCTTTTAGAGCTGCTGATCCCATTGGGGATGTAATAACAATGTTGCTATTATCCTCTGTATCTACAATGGTAAGGCTGGCAATATCTACGCCATACGACACAATCCCACAAAGACCTAGTTCGCTAAAGATACTTTGTACTGTAGGCAAAAAGTCCCCCAGCTCAAAATACTTGTATCCAGCAAACTTGTTATGACCAGACTTTGTAAGCTCTGTGTTTTGTAGTTTGATTCTTGCTTTGTTTAGTTTAATAAATACTGACATTTTGATTCCTTCACTATGTTAATCGGATCTCTGCTACTTTTTCCATGTAAGCCCAGCTATGGTAATACAGCTTACGGCCTAGGGCTTCCCAATCTTTTCTTGCTACGCAATCACGAATAAACTCTTGTAGATCTGTATCGTCTACATCTTGCCCAATAGCCTCAGCAAAATTACCTAGGTCTGTAGGGTCAAACTCAGGGTCATTCTTGACTGCATCGTACAAGCGCTCATCTAGTTGCTCTTGCTCTGCCTGGTCATCGTATGGGGCTTCATAATAAGAATTGTTGTTGTACATTTATCTTCTCCACGAATTGTTAAAGTTGTTGTAGAACAAAAACGCTGGGGGGTTCTGCATAGGACAATCATTAGTCTTATAGCAAGGCGTTTGATCTACTACATCGGTCTTATAGCGTTTAATTGGGATTGGCGCACATCCCACTAAAGAGATTGCTAGGATAAGGACTAAAGCTCTCATATTGTATAAACACCAATACGAAAGCCATAGACACTAATTACAAAAGCTACGATTACAAAACCTAGTAAGCCACCTAAAATAAAGTCTTTCATTTTGTACTCCTTCACGAGTGTTCAAAAATCTCCCCCGAAGGGGAGTGTTAATTAATCGTTATAACCTTGAGTTCTGCGTATCAGTTTTGCATCAGGAGCTTTTTTAACTGTTGCTTTAAACTCTGCTCCACTAGCAAAAGGTAACGCATTTGCAATCATATCTGTTGCTCTGCCTTGGTCGATGTTAAAACCATCTTCTACCCAAGTAGATGTAACCTCAAACTCTACTACCCATTTAAATGTTTTCAATTTTGTACTCCTTCACGAGTTGTTGAAAAGTGCTGCATGGATAAATATTAATCTACAAATGTAGAGATTTGCAAATATATTTTTGAGTGTTGCTTTTTTGCACAGTTTTAGGATGGTGTAGAATAAAATGTCTACAAAGGAGCATATATGAATACTGTTGTAAATCTGCCACAGAATAGTTCATTCGACAAATTGATGACCGAATTTGGGACTATCAAGATCCTATGCGAAAAGATAGGGGTTAAGTATGTAACGGCCTATGCCTGGAAGATGCGGAATGGCATCCCTAAGAAGTGGCATACAGCGATCATAGAGGCATCAGAAGGAAGATTGACAGAGAACGACCTTGGCTAGTCAAAATGTCCGTACAGTCGCTCTTATGGAGTCTAGGGGCTATAAATGCGATGTAGTAGAAAGTTATAACGCTTTCACTAGGCGCAAAAAAGACCTATTCTCCATTTTCGACATTTTGGCTATTGGCAATGGGGAAACAGTAGGCATCCAGATCACTAGCAAAAGCAATATGTCATCTAGAATTAAGAAGATCTCCGAGTCTGAATTCTTGCCAGAGCTGGTGCGGTCTGGGTGGAAGATTTTGGTTATAGGATGGTTTAAGCAGCCTAATGGAAGATGGGCTTGCAAAGAGTTTGAGATGTGATGTAAGATACGATTTCCTAAGTTCGAGGCTCTAACGACATACCAGGGATTTAGGATAATAGTGCTACTGGGGGTAAGGGATGAAACAGCACAAAGTAGGTGGCGAAGCCAGAGCCTACTCCTTGAAAGTCTGGCGGGTTCTGTAACTCCGATGGAGCAGATGAAGGCGAATCTAGGTAGGCTAGGTTCGTTCACCGAAAGAGCAGTAACCTTACTAAAGACTAATACATAGGTATATACAATGTATATACATATATAAATACTTATATATAAATTAAGACTATGGAATCAATTAGCTACATTACTTGTACGCACAATAAAAAGATATTTGAAAAATGTTTGGCGCAATCTCTTATCCTAAAAGATGACGATGAGTTGATTGTTGTAGAGAACGCTAAGTCTATTGCAGAGGGGTATAACACAGGCATAGACAAAGCTAAGAATAAAATTAAATGCTTTATTCACCACGATCTTATTGTTACCAATCCAATTCTTTTACGCATGAATCTGATAGCTTATTGCATAGATGAGATTGGCATGGTAGGGATCATAGGCAGCCAGACAGATGCCTCTCCTTGGTGGGAAGGACAATGCGTTGGTAGCGTTGTAGATTCTCGCAATGGAATACTCTACTTTAACGATGGCAAGGAGTTTTGCCTGCACCTAGATGGCCTTATGCTGGCTACTTACCAAGATGTGCGGTTTGACGAGTCTATACCAGGCTTTCATTTATACGATCAAGACATCTGCAAGCAAATGGAAAAACAAGGTAAAAAGAACTTTTGCGTAAAAGATGGCTACAGAATGATTACTCACTTTACTAGCACACCAATGGATGTTAATAAAATTAGTGGCTATGCAGAGGCTATGGAAGCCTATACAAAAAAATGGGCATCTTAGTACCTATAAATGTTGATTTCGTATACATATTAATATCTATATGTACAAATTAAGCCGTTTTGTGTACATATTCCCCTATAAAACTGCATGAAACTTTAATAAATAAAACACTTGCATTTATGTAGATTTGTAGATTAAGATCTAAGTTATGAGAGAAATTAGAAAATCCATGACTGGTCTATGTGCCGATGCCAGCAGTTGTTTTCCTACTTGGCAAAAAAGATCCCTTAAGCTCGATTGGCTAAAGAATAGAGTTCTCTACAGGGGAACTACTAACCTTGGCGAGATTATCTGTACGCCTGTGTTCTTTGGGACAGACGAGCATAAAACAGGGTTAATAATGGATGCCATTACAGGCACTTGCTACAAAGGTAGCGACTGTTGCACATCCGACAGATTAGAGCTGCTCTCCTATAAGCCAGAGCAAGGTTTAGATAAAGAACTTTTAGCCATGCGTAGTAATAAAACTTTAGGAGTCTAAATGTTAGAGCCAATACCTTTTGCTGGATATGTAGATATAGATGAAATGAACGCAAACGAACTATCTAATGATGGATATGAAAAATTTACAAAAGAAGGTCTGCTTATTAGTGTACGAAAGCAAAAATGTGAAATAGAGTCTTTACTTGTTCAATTAGAGTCCATGCTTAAATTTATTAATGAGCGTGGAGAAAATAGAGCGTTTATCATTTGGAAAGCACAAGAGAAGTGAGTTTTACAATCATGCAGCATGATGGCATGAAAGTAGTCCAATGGTTTTCTAATGTAGATCAGCTTATCAAATCAATGCTTGCTAATCCTAAAGATAGATATTGGAGAAACAAATGAAAAAATTTAAGGAGATTTTTTTACATGAAGTTGCTGAAAGAAAACGCCTGGAACAGACTGAAGGTAGCAAAGTGGATCGGAACAATCCTGTGTTTGATCGGGATATTTCTCACCTCATTAAATTTCTACCCAATCAACCTTCATTTTGGTTTAATAGGTAGTGCGATCTGGGCGTTAGTTGGTATATACCAAGAGGATATACCATTGTTCATTGTAGAATTTGTAGCAGTATTTTTTTATGTAGTTGGTGTCTATTACTCGTGAAGGAGCAATAATGTCAGATTTATTTGAGCAGTTCTGGAGTTTATATCCTAGGAAAGTTAGCAAGCGGATGGCGCATCGTAGCTTTTACAAGCTAACGCCAGCAGAGCGAGAGCAAGCAGTAGAGGCTTTGCCAAACCATGTTGCATATTGGAAAGCAAAGAATACTGAGCTAGATTATGTGCCACATTGTACGACTTGGCTCAATCAATATAGGTTCGAAGATCATATTGTAATAGAAGAACCAAAGGTAAATAAACGCCCTGAGTTGCCTTGGTATAGCTCAGAAGAACTCACAATGAAAAAAGCTCAAGAGATAGGAGTTCAGGCTTATGCAGGCGAAGGATGGCAGCAATGGAGAGCTAGGATTAGCCAGCGACTTAAACAGCTAGAGGAGCAAGTGTGAATGAGTTGGCTCTTTTCGCAGGCGCTGGTGGTGGAATACTTGGGGGACATCTCCTTGGATGGAGAACAGTCTGTGCAGTCGAATGGGAGCAATACCCAGCAAGCGTATTGTGTGCCAGACAAAATGACGGACTTTTGCCGAGTTTCCCAATTTGGGATGATGTTCAAACCTTTGACGGAAAACCTTGGCAAGGAATTGTTGATGTTGTATCTGGGGGATTTCCCTGTCAAGACATATCCGCAGCAGGAAGGGGGGGGGAATCGAGGCAGAGCGATCAGGAATGTGGAAAGAAATGGCAAGAATCATTGGCGAAGTTAGACCAAAATACGCTTTTGTGGAAAATTCCCCAATGCTCACTTCTAGAGGACTTGGTACAGTCCTTAGAGATTTGGCCCAAATGGGGTTCGATGCGGAGTGGGGAGTGTTATCCGCAGCCGATGTTGGAGCGAACCACAAAAGAGAGCGAATTTGGATACTGGCTTACTCCAACAGCAACAGCAATTTCTGGTCGGAGTCAAAAAGCAATGGAATACAGAACGAAACAAAGGGAATCGCAGGGACACAATACAGTTCAACCTGGCAATCTAGCGGAACAAGTGATTTACTCAGGAAAGATGCCTTGCAAGGATATGAAAAATCCAACATGGCCTACACCAGTTTCCAGCCCATCAGTAACAAGTCAAACAGTAGGCGCAACATTGGATTTAATGAACAGCAGGGAGAGGGGACAGGGAACATTAATGGAAGCAGTAGTCAAAAGAATGTTTCCAACGCCTCAAGCGTCAGACAACAGGGACAGGGGAAATATGAGCAACCCTTCAATTCAGCGAAGAATTGCCAAAGGCAAACAAATTATGCTGAGTCAATCGGTAGATCAGAATTCTGGTCAGTTGAACCCCCCTTGGGTCGAGTGGCTAATGGGGTGGCCGCTAGGCTGGACAGACTTAAAGCCATTGGAAATGGACAAGTGCCACTTTGTGCAGCAACAGCATTTAACTTGCTAAAAGAAAGGTTAGATGGACAAAAATAGCCAGGAATGGCGTAACGAATGTGAGGCTAGAGAGCTATTAACATGGCCTATAGCAACCAGACGGAAACAACTAGCTTTAGTATTAGAAAAGCGTGGATGGGAAGCCACACTTAAACTAAAAGACGAAATGGAAAGACAATGGAAATTGACCCGAGCAAAGCAGTCCAATTTATCTACGAACAATCAGGAGTCTTTGCAGCAGCCAAAGCAGATAGAACTTATATAGAGAACTATCTGCGATCTGCTAAAAGTAGGCTCATGCTGGAATCTACAGCTCCTAGCATTGCTGCTAAAGAGATGGAAGCCTACGCTACAGATGATTATGTAAAGCTCTTAGAAGGGCTAAAAGAGGCTGTAGAAGTAGAGGAAACATTAAGGTGGAAATTGATAGCAGCCCAAGCAAGAATAGAGATATGGCGCAGTCAAGAGGCTACTAATCGTACAATAGATCGTGCTACACAATAATGGCAACTAAAAATGAAAAGAACGCACTCAATAAGATTGCAGAACTCGGATGTATTTTATGCTCCGAAGTCCTTGGGATTGAAAGCAGATCGCCAGCAGAACTCCATCATGTGCGGAGATTTGGAGCTGTTAGGGCTACATCCCCGATCTTGCCTTTATGCCCAGAGCATCATAGGGGAAACAATGGCCTTCACGGATTGGGTGTCAAGCGTTTTGAAAGAGAATACAAAATATCCTGTGAGGAGTTGCTGGAGCGAGTCAGTCAGAAACTTGGAAAGGCAAATAAGTGAGCCGAATAGTTAGCTGGTTTAGTTGTGGAGCTGCAAGCGCAGTTGCAACTAAATTAGCTATTGCTGAAAGCAAAACACCAGTAGAGGTAGTTTATTGCCATGTAAAAGAGGAGCATCCAGACAATCTAAGGTTTATGAAAGATTGTGAAAAGTGGTTTGGGCAGTCAATAAAAGTTATACAAAACGATAAATACAATGGCAGTATTTACGAGGTATTTGAAAAGCGTAAATACATTGTAGGTATAGGTGGTGCGCCTTGTACAGTACATCTTAAAAAAGACATGAGAAAGCAGTTTGAACAACCTACGGATATTCAAGTATTTGGATATACAGCAGAGGAGCAAGATCGAGTAGATAGGTTTATAGATGCTAATAACGATGTAAACCTATGGTCTATTTTGATAGATAAAGGTTTAGGCAAATCTGATTGTTTGGCTATGATTGATCGTGCTGGGATAGAGTTGCCAGCAATGTATAAACTGGGCTACCAAAATAATAATTGTATTGGATGTGTTAAGGGGGGGCTTGGATATTGGAACAAAATAAGGTATGACTTCCCAGATCAATTTAATAAAATGGCTGATATAGAAAAAGCAATAGGGGCAAAAATCCTAAAGCACAAAGGAGAAAGAATTTGGCTAACAGAACTTCCTATTGGAGCTGGTGATTACCCAACAGAACAAGCTATTGAGTGCGGTATTTTTTGCCACATGGCAGAGGATGATATAAATGAACGAAACGAATAAAATAGTCAATGAGCTAGTAGACCTATATACAGGCAAGGTAGTAACTCAGCATGAGAATGAAGTCTTATTTAGGGTCGTAAAACTAATCCGAGATCTAGAGGATCAGTCTAAGATGTATAAGTCGCTATTGGCAAATCAGAATAGCGAAGGCAGCCACTAAAGCTCTAGAGAGTCCCAGCCAAACTCCCTAGCTACTTGCCTTGTACGAGTTCTAAATGCTGTGCCATGCTTATCCCATGCGCCTGTTTTCCAAAAGCTCATGTGTACTATCTCATGGGCTAAACTTCTTTGAATAGTATCAAAGTGTTCATTCTTTAATCTGCTAATGGTGATGATATGTGGCTTTTCTATTTCATCGTCAAAACGATAAGTAGCCATTGCATCTTTTTCCCTAGTAACCTTAAAAGTAATTAGCTCTGGTGGTGGAAGATCCCAGTTACGCATAGGATGACACGATGCCATACAGAGATAAAGATTCTCAAGAATAAGAGGTGTTATCTTCATACCTTATTGATACATCCCCTAAATTCAAACTCCCCATTCTGCTCATCTGTAACCATAATCAACTCAGGCATTAGCATACGGCCTTGATCGAATGAAAGCATTGCAAAGCCACTACGCCAATCTTTAGGGCTATCCTCGCAGTATTCAAAGGTAGAGCTATGTGGATCAGCTAGGCAGCCAGTCTGAATACCCCAATAAGTTCCTTGATACCCAGTTATCGGACTACAACACAATACATGGGTATGCCCAGTAATGATGTTGGTAGATCCACCAGCACCAACTAAGTTGGAATATCCAGCAGTACGACCACCTTTATATCGGTGCTTAACTACTGTATTTTCCCCAATCCAAAATGACCAACAAGTTTCCCAATTAGGAAAATGATACTTAAGGCTAAATCCATCTACGCCAGAATACTCAGGCACTTTATTAACTAGCCAAGCCTCGTAGCGCATATCGTGATTACCAAGAGTCCAGATTAAACGACAGCCAGGCGGTCTATGTTTTTCTATTTCATCTAAATGCCAACGACAAGCATTAAGCTCCTCTAAAACTGTAGGTTTTTGGTCGTAGTTAATAGATGGAAAACGGCTAAGAACTTGTCCATCAAAAGCATCACCATTACAAATAATTACCTCTGGCTTAAAGGTATCAATCATTAATAATAGGGCTTTAAATGCTGTAGTAGTGGTATCTGTAAAGTGAGCATCGCTAAATACAATAACTCTCTTAACTTTATCTATATCTATTCCTCTGCGTACATTGTGCGGAGTTTGTTCAATCTTTTTTAGTTTTTCTTTTTTTGGATCTCTCATAGAGTTATGAGTTGGAAGTTTAATGTCATAGCGAGCCTCTAGCGCAGCTCGTCTATTTAATGCGCTCCTAGGGTTAATACCTATCTCTTTTGCTACTAAAGTAGGAGAGCCAAGTCTTTTCCAACACTCTATAAATTTCTCATCTGCTGCATTAGATCGTTTCATATCTACCTTTGCCATAAGATATTGAATATAATACAATAAATTAATTAAAATTAAATGACAACATGGAATCTAGGCTAAAAAATTGGGCTTGGTATGTTACTTGGGGAGTTATTGGCCCACAAGTGGAAACTACTTGTCGCAGTTTTGAAAAGAACTATGTCCCAGAGCTGGGCAATTTATACGCAGACCCAGAGCCACACTACGAGCCAGACCATATAGACGGAGATCTCATAGAGCAGGCAATTAAGGGTTTGCCATTACAGTTAAGACAAGTGCTTAAAATGAGGTATGTCAGTCATCCTTATGCCTCACTAAACCAGTTAGCGCATAATGCTAGAACAACACCTCATAAATTAGAAACAGATTTACATAATGCAAAAAAACGACTCCAGCAAGAACTGGATAAGAAAGCCAAGTCAAATTACCATCAGAACTTGTACAAGTTGCAAGATCAACAAAACGACTAAAGATGGAGTTCTACAATCTTACAATGAAGGATTAAATGAACGATTCGTATGCCAATCTTGCCATAGTAATAGCGACAAAACACGCTAAATGCTTGCCTGTGCTGTTTGCATCAATAGATGAGTATGTGCCAAAGGAAGTAACAGTTATCGTTGCTGGGAGCGATCTAGAGTGTTCTAGGCACAATACAATTAATCTGCCAAATAACGGCACTAATTATGGGGAATCCTACAACGATGTAGTGCGCTATGCGTTTGAGATGTTCCCTGAGATCATTGTGGCAAACGATGACATAGTATTAACCCCTAATAGCTTTGATAAGCTAATAGAAGATAAAGTGTTGCTTCAAAACCACAGTCTAGGCTGGCTATGCAGTAGAGCAGACTATGTGCGTGGGGCGCAGAATATTAGGAATGGAGAAGTACGCAATGGAATCAAATTTGTAGAGGAAGATCAAATATTCCAAACGGATGTACTTTCCCCTTTATTTGGGATTATCTCTAGAGAGGCTTGGATAGATTACAAACCGATTAACTGGTATTCAGACGATATTCAATGCTTAGAGATCCGAGCTGCTGGATATAACAATTATGTTAGTAGATCGTATGTACATCATGTCGGCAGCCAGACTGTAGGAATGGATCACAAAAAAAACAATGACGAGGCTAGGGATTGGATTAAAAACTCAATGCCAGACTTGTACAAGTTGTGGTTTGATTAAAAAAGCGTTAAAATTGTCTTGGGCAAGTTCGCCTTAAATTTGGGGTTAATATGAAAATCGCTATTGGACTACTAGCTCCAAAAAAAGGTATGGAAAAAGAGATGGGTAAGGGTATGCCAAGCCTATTAGATGAGCCAATGGTAGATGAGGAAAAGTATCCTCTTACCAAAGAATCAAACAAGAAAATGATGATGGCTCTCATGGAAACTCGTCATCTAGGCCCTAAAGACCCAGCAGCTCCAGGCAAGTTCTGGATGGAATTATCAGACTTCTGGGAATTGCCAGAAGAAGAAACTAAGACCCATCGTTGCGCTAATTGCGAGTATTTCGACAATAGCCCAGAGGCTTTAGTTGCCATGCAAGTAGTACCAGAGGATAGTTTTGATGCTAGTGGTGGTGGTCGTGGCTATTGCCATAAATACACCTTTATCTGCCACAATTTGCGTGTTTGCGACCAATGGGAGCAGGCAGAAGAACAAGAGGATTAATATGAAGGCTGGACTCTATAGCAATATTTTAGCCAAAAGAGCTAGGATCAAGGCTGGATCAGGCGAGAAAATGAATAAAGTAGGTAGCAAAAATGCTCCTACAGCTAAGGACTTCAAGCAAGCAGCCAAGACTGCTAAACCTATGAAAGCCAAAAAGTAATTGGCACATCAGCAACAATTTGATTTTGTAAGTGGAATAGCTGGTTTTTTTCCTGATAACTTTGCTAATTGCAAGGTATTAGAAGTAGGCAGCCTAGATATAAATGGGTCTGTTAGGCAGTTTTTTACGGGCTGCGACTACATTGGAATAGACTTAGGAATGGGGCGAGGCGTAGATATTATATGCCCAGGGCAAGACTACAATGCTCCAGACAATACATTCGACACAGTAATCTCTTGTGAGTGCTTTGAGCATAACCCTGATTGGGCAGCAACATTCGCCAATATGTACAGAATGGTAAAGCCTAGCGGTCTAATCGTTATGTCCTGCGCCACTACAGGCAGAGCAGAGCATGGCACTAAACGCACTAGCCCAGCAGATGCTCCATTTTGCAATGATTATTACAAGAACTTAACAGAGCAAGACTTTGTAGAACAATTTAAGCTAGACGATATGTTCTCTGCTTATGAATTTGGAATAGGAGAGGCTACCAAAGATCTCTACTTTTATGGAGTTAAAAAATGAAGATGACAAAGAAACAAGCCAAGATTGGCAAGGTAATGGGCGAGTTCAAAGAAGGCACTCTACATTCTGGCAAGGGTGGCAAGGTAGTTAAGAATCCTCGCCAAGCGATTGCAATTGCAATTTCCGAAGCTACAAAAAAAGCTCGCTATAAAAAATGAAGATTAGGGATGCTGCCAAGATATTTGAGCGCATAGGCGTAGCTGGGTACAACAAGCCCAAAAGAACCCCTAATCATCCTACTAAAAGCCATGTAGTAGTAGCTAAAGAAGGCGATCAGGTTAAGACTATCCGATTTGGTCAGCAAGGCGTTAGTGGTAGCCCTGCTAGAGAAGGCGAATCAGCAGCAGATAAAGCAAGGCGCAAATCATTCAAAGCTCGCCATGCTAAGAACATAGCTAAGGGGAAGATGTCAGCCGCCTTTTGGTCATCCAAAACTAAGTGGTAGAAGTGTTGTAGAATAGATACACAATTAACCATCAACCCAAAGGGAATGGTATGGAAAATACATCAGAAATAGATAATTTAGAGCAAGATAAATCAAACCGAGGCGGTTTAAGAGCTGGAGCTGGTAGACCAAAGGGTGCTACCAACAAGATCCCTAGGGTAGCAAAAGAAAATATCATAAGAGCATTTGAGGACTTAGGTGGCATAGAAGGCTTAGTCAATTGGGCTAAGTTAGATGCTAAGAATCAGGGTGAGTTCTACAAGATATACGGCAGACTATTACCAATAGAGAACAATATCTCTGGTGCAGATGGTGAGCCATTACAGATGGTGGTTTCTTGGGAGAAGTAGAACAAGATGATGTAAGACAAGTCATCATCCCCTACAAGCCTAGAGAGCCTCAGTTAAAACTACATGAGGTAGTAGATGCACATAGATTTACTGTTGGGGTCGCTCATCGTAGGATGGGTAAAACTGTGGCTGCACTTAATCACATTATCAAGTCAGCCCTTGAAAACGAACAAGAAGCCCCAAGATACGCATATATAGCACCAACATACGGACAGGCAAAGCGAGTAGCTTTCGATTACTTGTGTAAGTACACAAGGCCACTAGGAGCATCAATTAATGTGGCAGAGTTACGAGTAGACTTTATGGGGCGCAGAATCCAGCTATACGGATCAGATAACCCAGACTCACTCCGAGGTCAATATTTTGACATGGTGGTGCTAGACGAGATTGGCGATCAAAACCCTAAGATATGGAATGAGATCATTCGCCCAGCTCTTAGCGATAGAAACGGCAAATGCTTATTTATCGGTACGCCAAAGGGAAACAACCATTTTAAAGACCTAAGAGATCGAGCAGAGCTAAACGCTGATTGGGGTCTTGTAGAATTTAAGGCAAGTGAAACAGGCATCATCTCAGAAGTAGAACTAAAAGATGCTCGTGCAGAGATGGGTGATGATAAGTTTAACCAAGAGTACGAGTGTTCATTTAATGCTGCTGTAGAAGGAAGTTACTACGGAAAGCTAATAAACGACCTAGAGGAAAAGGGTCGGATGTGCGAGATCACTAGAGATGATCTATGTAAGACATACTGCGCCTGGGACTTAGGAATTGGGGACTCAACTGCAATATTTGTAATGCAGATAGCAGGACAAGAGTTCAGAGTAATGGATCATGTAGAGAATCATGGTCAAGGTCTGGATTGGTATGTAGAATGGCTAAAAGAAAATAACTGGCATAAGGCAGAGCAGCTTCTTCCGCATGATGTGGAAGTAAGAGAGCTAGGCACAGGCAAGAGCAGGATAGAAGTGCTGAGAGAGGCTGGATTGGACTGCAAGGTTCTACCAAGGCTCGCAGTAGATGATGGCATCCAAGCAGTTAGAAGATTACTACCTAAGTGCTGGTTTAATGTGCCAAGGGTAAAACAGGGTTTAGATTGCCTACGAAACTATAGGCGAGAGTATGACGAAAAGCGTAATGTGTTCTATGACAAGCCATTGCACGACTGGGCATCGCACTCTAGCGACTCCTTTCGATATTTGGCATTAGGCTTAGAGCAGACTACATCTTGGTCGCAACCGATTAAAATTAACACAAAGTGGATCGTATAAATGGATGAAGGCACACTAAAAGGCATACTCGATGCCGAGATAGATAACGCTATTGGCTTTATCGAGAGCGAAACTACAGATGATCGTAGGAAAGCCCTTGAATACTACAATCGTTACGAATACGGCAATGAAGTAGAAGGTCGTAGCCAGATCGTTACAGGCGAAGTAGCCGAGGTAGTCGATGGTGCGTTGCCACAACTATTGCGTATCTTTACACAGTCAGATGAGATTGTTCGCTTTGAGCCTAAAGGCCCAGGCGATGAGGAAAAAGCAAAGCAAGCTACAGAGTATGTCAATTGGGTAATGAGCCGAGATAACGATGGCGTATTGCTTATGCACAATTGGTTTAAGGATGCGCTCTTGCAAAAGAACGGAATCGTTAAGGTTTATTGGGATGAGAAGATTGATGTCAGCAAAGAGAAGTATCAAAACCTGACACAAGACGAAGTAACGATGTTACTCAATGATCCAGAGGTGGAAGTAGTAAATCAAAAGACTACAGAAGTAGCCCCAGCAGGAATAGATCCAATGGGGATGATGATTCCACCTGTGTTCTCTTATGATGTTAAGCTCAAAAAGACTAAGAAAACTGGCAAGGTAATTGTAGAGAATGTGCCACCAGAGGAGTTCTTAATCTCCAAAAAGGCTAGGACTATTGCCGATGCTCCTTTTGTAGCCCACAGAAAACTGGCTACTCGCTCAGAGTTAATTGCAATGGGCTATGAGAAGGATATTGTAGATAACCTTCCTACTTATGCAGACCTAACCTATAACCAAGAGAATGTGGCTCGTTTCGATCAAGGCGAGCAGCCTAGCGATCAGGCAAGCCTAGACTTCTCTATGCAAGAGATTGAGGTAATCGAGTCTTATATCAAGGTAGACTTTGATGGCGATGGTATTGCTGAGTTGCGTAAAGTTACCTATGCTGGCACAGACATCCTAGATAATGAGGAAGTGGATTTCGTACCATTCTGTTCTATTTGCCCTATCCCTATGCCGCACAAGTTCTTTGGTCATAGTCTGGCAGACAGAGCAGTAGACATACAACTGATTAAATCTACAGTAACCCGTCAGATCCTAGACAATCTCTACATGACTAATAGCCCTAGAATGGGCGTGGTAGAAGGTCAAGTAAACCTAGATGATCTGCTAACAGTTACAGCTAATGGCATTGTGCGTATGAAAAATACCCAAGCCATTGTTCCATTGACAGTACCACCAACTGCTAACCAATCATTCCCATTATTGGAATACTTGGACTCTGTACAGGCTAAGAGAACTGGGGTATCAGACCAGATGAACGGCCTTAATCCAGATGTGTTGCAGAACAGCACAGCTACAGCCGTTGCTATGATGCAGAACAGCGCAGCAGGCAAAGTTGAGTTAATTGCTAGGGTATTTGCTGAAACAGGCGTAAAAGATCTATTCCAGAAGATCCTACAATTACTCTGCAAGTATCAGGATAAAGAGCGCATTGTGCGTCTGCGTGGTAAGTATGTATCTATTGATCCTAGAGAGTGGACAAATGGATTTGACATCTCTATCAATGTTGGTCTAGGCACAGGCAACAAGCAAGAGCAGATGGCTATGATCGCTATGGTTCTAGGCAAGCAAGAGGAAATCCTCAAGACTGTAGGCATTAACAATCCATTGGTAAGCCTTACAAATTATAGACAGACATTAGGTCGGTTTATTGAGGCTGCTGGATTTAAGGATTCTAACGAGTTTTTCCTAGAGATTACCCCAGAGCAAGAGCAACAAATGGCGCAGCAAAGTCAGCAACAGGGTCAGCAACAAGATCCAGCAATGGAAGCCTATGTAGCCCAGATGCAAGCTAAGATGGCAGCAGATAACGCCAAGGCAGAGAACGATATTCAGATTGCCCAGGTTAAGGCAGAGGCTCAGATCAGACTTAAGCAGCAAGAGTTTGAGATGACTATGGCTCTTAAGAAACAAGAGTTTGAGTACGAGGCTCAGTTAAAGGCTTTGCAACTAGGCGCAAAACTATCACCAACGGCAAATATCCCTAATGTCCTATAACAAGTCAGAGCGAGCTAGAGCCTATTTGTCAGATGAGTTCTTCCTAGAACTTGTCGAAAGTCAAAAACTGTTGTATCGTAACAACATATTTGACAGTAACGAAAATGATGTAGAAGTGCGAGAAAAGAACTTTCTCAAACTTAAAGTGATGGATGAATTTATAGCGACAATCCAAGCATTAGCTGATAACAAGCAAATTGCAGAGAAACGCTGGAAGATTTTATAACCACCTAAAAGGTAAATAACATGAGTGAAAACACCAATCCTGTAGAGGGAAGTGTTAATACAGTAAGTGATGCGGCTAACGCATTTTTGTCTATGATGGATACACCAGAGGAGAAAGCGCAAGCTCAATCGCAATCTGATGATACTGAAACTGAAGTACAGGATTCAGACGAATCCTACGAAGATGAAAATGCGGAAGAAACTGTAGAGTATGAGGAAGAAGCTCCTAGAGCTAAGACATTCAGAGTCAAAGTTGGCAATGAAGAAGTCGAAGTTTCAGAAGATGAACTCTTAAGCGGATACAGTAGGACAGCAGACTATACTAAAAAGACTCAGGCTTTAGCTGAAACTCGTAAGGCTGTAGAGGCTGAAAGAGGATTAGTTGAAGAATCTAAGAAGATGCGTGATCTTTACGCACAACGCCTTGAGGCCATTGAGAGTGTTCTACAAAGCCAAAGCAATGTAGAGAACTTGCAAGAACTAAAGGAAACCGATCCTATAGGTTATGCAATAGCGGTAGCAGAGCGTAGTGAGAAGGAAAAGCAACTTCAAGCCGTACAAGCTGAAAGACAGAATCTTGCAAAACAGCAGGATGCCGACAGACAGCAAGCGTTACAGAAACATCTTGCAGAGGCAAGCGAGCAACTGAAAGAGGCTATTCCAGAGTTTAGGGATGCCGCTAAAGCTGAAATTGTGCGTAGGGACATTCGTACTTATGCAAAATCAATCGGATTTAGCGACCAAGAACTAGCTCAAGTATATGACCCAAGAGCAGTTAAGACGCTATACAACGCAATGATGTACGAAAAGCTATCAGGTAATAAGGGTGCAGCCGTCAAGAAAGTACAGGATGCGCCAAAGGTATTAAAGTCTGGAACTTCCAATCCTGGCAGTTCCCAGAATGAACAAATGAAAAAGCAGTTTACTCGCCTACAAAAGACTGGCAAGAAGGCTGATGCAGCAAAACTTTTTGAACAATTTATTTAAAGGAATTAAATCATGGCAACATATCAGGTATATCAATCAATCGGAAACAGGGAAGATTTGTCCGATGTAATCTATTCTATCTCCCCAACAGATACCCCAATCATGTCATCTATTGGCAAGACTAAGGCTACTGCTGTTTATCACGAGTGGCAGACTGACTCATTGGCAGCTAACACTACTGCTAATGCTTTAGTTGAAGGTGCAACTGCATCTGACATTACTGTTTCTCCTACAACTCGTTTGGGTAACTACACTCAGATCGTTGGTAAGACAGTTATGGTTTCTGGCACTTTGGAAGCAGTAGACAAGGCTGGTCGTAAGTCTGAGAAGGCTTATCAATTGGCTAAGATTTCTTCTGAAATCAAGCGTGATATGGAAACTATCATCACAGCTAATCAAGGTCAATCTGCTGGTAACTCCACTACAGCTCGTACATTAGGTGCTTTACTGTCATATATCAAGAGCAATACAAGCAAGAATGGTACTGCTACAACTGGTGTAGACCCTGTAACAGTTGGTGTTTCTACTCGTACAGATGGTACAACTCGTACTTTCACAGAGGCGATGCTCAAGACTGTTATTGCATCTGTGTTCACTAATGGTGGTACACCTTCAGCTTTGTTTGTTAGCCCAGCACAAAAGCAAGTAGTATCAGGCTTTACTGGTTTGGCTGCACAGCGTTACCAAGTGCCTACTACTGGTCAAGCAACTATACTGGCTGGGGCCGATTTATATCAAAGCGACTTCGGAATTTTGAGTATAGTACCCGACAGATTTATGCGTACTCGTGATGCTCTCATCCTCGATCCTGAGTATGCAGCATTAGCTTTCCTACGCCCATTCCAAACTAACGAGTTAGCTCGTGTTGGTGATGCAGAAAAGACACAAATCTTGGCTGAGTTCACATTGGAAGTTCGT